AAGTTCATGGATTCAGAAAACACGGTGGGCATCTCAGATCTCCTTCTTCAGTGATGCGGACTTGGCCGCGAGCTGCTTCGCGGCATCGAGCAGCGGGTTGCTCGTGGATGCAGCAGCATCGGGAGCGATGCGGCTGACGATTTCGGGGGACGCTTCGGCCTTCGCCGCCAGCAACTGGCTGCGCACCTTGGCGGGTGATGCCTTCGCTTCGAGGAAGCCCGCGATCAGGTCCGTGCGCCCGGCCAAGGTGCAGGTCTGGGCGACCTCAATCGCCTCGGCCACGGTCATGGCGGTGGCCGCCGGTTGAGAAGGACTGCCAGCAGGATCAGCAGCAAGCCGATCAGGAGCAGCGGGGTCGGTTCGATCATTCATTGATGACTCCATCTGGAGGTTGCTAAAAAGACCCGAAGGGCTTGCGGCCAACCTCGGGAGTGGGGAAACGGATTCGCAAAGCTGCGCAAGTGCGTCGTCGAAGGTGCCGATGGCGTCGGCCAGCCCGATGGCAACGGCGGCTTGCCCAAAGAAAAGTCCGGCCTCGGTGTCGCGCACGGCAGATGACTCGATGCCCCGGTTGCGCGCGACCGTCTCGACAAACAGGCCGTAGACGCGGTTCACCTCGCCCTTGAGAAAGGCGTGGGCTTCGCTGGAAATCGGCTCGTGCGGGTTGAGGTCGTTCTTGCGGTCGCCCGCAAAGACTGCCGTGTAGCGAACACCGTCCTGGGCGTCCTTCTCGGACTGGTCGACGTGCATCGCAATGACGCCAATCGAGCCGACGCCACCAGTGCGCGACACGAACACCTTGCTGGCGGCGGACGCCAGCGCGTAGGCCGCCGAGAAGGCCATGTCATTGGCTACCGCCCAGACCGGCTTGATGCTGGACGCCGCACGGATGCGGTCGGCCAGATCGAACACGCCGCCCGACTCGCCACCCGGTGAGTCGACGTCAAGCAGGATGGCGGCGACATCGGGGCTGGCCAGCGCGGCGTCCAACTGCGCGGTGAGACCGGCGTAGCTGGTCAAGCCGGATTCGGCTTCCAGGCCCACGGTGCGCCGCACCAGCGTGCCGTGGATGGGGATGACCTCGACCTTCGCCGTCTGAGTCACTGCGGGACGCGCGGGCGGCGTGAAGCCCGAGGGCGCGGCCAGATCGGCCAAGCCGATCCGGGGGCCGAGCACGGCCAGGATCATGTCAAGTTTTGGGCGATGGATCGCCAGCGGCACACCGTAGAGGCGCGCCGCCAAATGGGGCAACAGGGTCATGGAAATCCTTCAGGCAGACGATGAGCTGCCGGTTTGCGTGGTGTCGGCAGCGTTCTTGTTCGGCTCGGCGCTTCCGCCGTCCTTGGAGGTGCGGCGCGGGTCGGAGTCGAAGATCAACCCCAGGTCGTCGGCGCGCTGGTTGTCGGCGGCGATCTCGCGGTCAACGTCCTCGGCGTCGTAGCCAAAGGCGGAAATGGCTTCCGAGCGGCTCATCAGTCCCGCCCGGATGGCCAGCAGCATTGCCTTGAACTCCTTCTCAGGATCGACCCACTGCCAGCCCTGTGGAATCCACTTCACCTGCAGGTACTGGCGGCGACGGCCTGGCCCGCCACGCGCGAACCCGGGGGCTTCGATTGCACCGGCAAGCACCGCCTGCTTCATCCAGGCTGCCCACACCGGACGGCACATCTGATGCACGAGCACACCGTGCTGCACCATCTCGCAGCGACGCCGGAACTCCAGCATCCCGGCGCGGATGGACGAGTAGTTCACGCCTGTGAGGTCGCCGGTCAACTGCTCGTAGGTGACGCCGATGGCAGCGGCGACCGCGCGGAACTGCGTGCGCAGGAACTCGCCATACGAGCCACCGACGTCGGCTGGGTCGGAGAACTTGATGTCCTCTCCAGGCTCCAGAATCTGCAAGGTGCCCGGCTCCAGACCCGCGAGTGCGATGCCATCACCATCGGCAGCGCCTTCGCCCATCAGGTTGTCCTCGGGGTTCTGCCGGGTCACGAACCCGGCGAACATCGCGGCGGTCTTCTTGCGCACCAGTTCGGCGTCGTCGTACTGGTCGAGTTCGTTGAGCTTGACCAGGGCCCGAGACAGCCACGGCTCGCCCCGGATCTGGCCGGGACGCAGGACACGGAACAGGTGGATGATTTCCTTCGCATCGATGCGCACCGTGTCCATCCCGCCCTGGCCCGACATCGGAGCCAGACGACCGTCTTCGGGGTGCGAGCGGTACAGGTGGTAAGCGACGCGCCGCCCGAGGCTGTCGAATTCGATGCCAGAGCGCACCACGTTGCCCGAAGGCAGATCGAGGTTGAGGCTGATCGGCAGATGCTCGGGCTCCAGCAACTGAAGCTGCAGAGGAACAACCAGTGCGTCCTCCGGACGACGCGGGCGCAGCCGAATCAGGCATTCACCGCCTTCGAGCATCGCGCGGCAGGCCAGCGCCTGCAGGCCATAGAAGTCGGTCTGACCTGCAGCGTCGGCTTCCTCCGTCCAGTCGCGCCACAGCGCCTGGACGTCGGTCTTGAAACGTTCGTCTGCTGCCAGACTCTGCGGCTTGATGCCAGTGCCGACCGCGTTGGACACGAAGGCCTCAATCCCGGCCTGCGCCCAGGCATTGCGGCGCACAAGGTCGCGGCTCTTGATGCGCAACTCGGTGTTGGTCGCCAACATCGCGGCGACCGCGCCGGGGTTACCGGGCATCCACGCCAGCGAACGGCGGCCACGGCCAGCCGCTTCGTGGACGGGTGGCTGGCCGAACAGGCTTCGGATTTTCGAATACCAGGCCATCAGAACCCCTTCGAGGTCGTGACCCGGATCTGGCGCGGCGCACCCGGCCACAGCCCGGTGGCGGCTGCCTGCTCCAGGATGCCGCGCTTGACTTCGCGGATCGCCGCCTTCAGCTCATCGACCGATCGGTACTCGACGGTCTTGTCGCCGAAGCTGACGCGGTGTTCGCCCTTGGCGAGCGCGGTCTCCAGCGCCTGGAGTTGGGCTTCTGTGTAGGCCATCAGCGGTACACCACGAGGTTGATTTCAGAGGAGTCGTCAAATGACGCCGCAGCCGTCGCACAGGAGATGTCGACGTACTGCGCGGTCTTGAGGTCGGAGCTGGCGCGCACGATGGCAACGCGCTGCTGACCGGTGTTGGTGCTGCTACGGGCGAGTGCCGTCCAGCAGTAATTCGCATCCGGCATCGCTACCGCGAAATGCACGCGGTAGCGGCCAACCGCCGTGCGCACCACGCTGGCGACGTTGAGCGCGCTGGCGATCACGACCTGACCGCCCACGTAGCCGAAGCTGACCCATACCCGGGCAACGCCGGGATGCGTGGCGTCGATCTTGGTTTTGACCTCGAAGCCGATGCGCGCAGCCAAGGCGGCGATGCTGGAAGCGAGGCTCATCAGGCCAGCGCGCCGTCAAAGATCACGACGAAATCGGTGTCGGTGTTGCCGACATCGCTGACCGCGACCGCGCCGATGTTGGTGCGGGCCTGCAGCTGCTCGGCTACCGTCAAGGACTGCGCCGCATCGAAGCGCACGCGCAGATTGACGGCGCTCAGAATCGCGTCCAGACCGCTGGTGCCGTTCTGTAGCAGCTGCTGGATTTCCACCAGGGTGTCGTAGGCAGCATCGGCTCCACCCAGGATGTCGGTCTTGAGCGCGTCCAGCAACGACACGATCTTGTTCGACGAGTAGGTGCTGGTGGTGGCGATCTGGTTGTCGTCGATGGCCATCGCGGACAAGACCGCTGCCTTGAGCTCGTTGATGGCGGCGACCAGACTCGACTTGTCGTTGGTGGACAGGCTGGCCAGACTGCCCGCCGTCGCGCGGACGTCGTTGAACTCCTGGGCAACCCGGATGACCAGGCTCTCGATACGGGTGGCAAGACTCATGAAAACTCCTCTGAAAATCAGGACAACCAGCGGCTCTTGATGACGCGCCGCCGTGGTGGGGTTGCAGAAACAGAGAGGCCACCGCGTTGGGTGGCCTCATCTGGGTCGAATGCTTGAATCGGGGGCGGCTCATCCGGCGGCCGTTCCATCCCGAGTTGCCGTTCCAGTTCGCGCCAGTGGCGCTCCTCGAAGCGATCCAGGCCCGCCGCCGATGCGGCCGCCCGGGCGTACACGTAGCAGTCGAGCGCTTCGTTGCGCTCGCGCATCTTTTGCCACTCCCGAATCGGGAAGCCATTGCGGTCACGGCGGGTGATCAACTGCTCGGCGCAGAGCTGCTGGATGAACTCTGCGTCGATCTTGGGCAGGTGGACGAACCCGGCCGGGAACACCGTGGTCACACCGTCCTCGCTGACGTCCGCGCCCTTGCGCAGGTTGTTGTAGAACTCCAGCTTGGCGATGCCGACCGCCACCGAGAACACCTTGATGCCCCGGCGCAGCTTCTTGCCGCCCTGCGAAACATCGATGGCCGTTGGCGTGCCGATCAGTGCCGCCCCTCGCGGTACGCCCTTGACAGGCATCACGCGCGGGTCGCGGCAGGCCCGCACGAAGGCGTAGGCCTCCTGCGTCGCAAAGCCGGTGTCCAGCGCGAAACGGGCCAGCGGC